AAGAGCTGGCATATTAGTTAAGAATCTATTAACTAGAATCTGTCCTTGTTTAGCATCACCACCTACCACTTTACCTATCTTAGCTGGACCTGCTCCATAGAGAAAAGCATATATAAATGTCTTTGCTTGATCTCTATCAGTTATTCCTGCCATCTTCATATTAGCAGTATGTATATCTCCATTTAATAATTCATTAGTAAAATTAGAATCATTCATATAATGTGCTAAACATCTTAGCTCAAGTCCACTAGCATCTGTGCCAACTAATGTATAGTTTGATGGATCTGATACAGTCCAACATTCTCTACATTCTTTACCATAAGGAGAATAAATTGCTGGAACCTGAGCTAAGTTAGGAGAATTGTGAGCCATACGACCTGTAATGGTTTTGAGTGTCATTACTCTACCATGTACCTTCCCATCATCTTGACATGACTCAATCCAAGATTTAATTTGGGAAACTCTTTTTTGTAATAGTAAATATCTAGAAAACATTTTAGCTTCTGGCATATTAATATTACGTAATACTTCTTCATTAACTATTACATTACCTTTATCTGTTTTAAGACTAGGCTTCCATCCTTTTTCTATTAAACGTTCTGCTATTTGTTTTCTACTACCAATATTAAAAGGTATATATTTTACTTTAGTTTTTAGTTGAACTTCTGTAGGAGGAAATGTATCTTCTGCTTTTCTAGAAAGCGAATCAGCTTCATCTTCTAATGTAGCCATAAGCTTAGTAGCTTTAGGAAGATCCAAAGCAAAACCATTTTCTTCTTGTTCATCTATAATAATTCTTACTGCTTTTTCTAAATCAATAGATTTTGTAGAGAATCTTTCTTTTTCTTTATCTAAATGATTCATAACTTTATGTGTTATGTTTACATCTTGTTTACAATACTCTAACATCTCTGGCGTATAAGTATCAAATGAATCTATATCTCCTTTAGGAAACTTAAACTTATCTCCCCATCCTTTAAGACCATGACCAGTTTCTCTAATAGGATTAAATAACTGTGACTCTATTAAAGTATCTCTTACTTGACTAGGTTTAATAGACGAACCAGTAAACTTATTTAAGATAGGAGCATCAAAAGATAAACCATTATGCATAATAAATGTATCTATATTCTTACTCCATTCTCCAAACTGTTTAGTATCTTCTTGTACCCATTCTTTTATTGTATTAGTTTTAGGACATTTAGCTACTATACAATGTATTTCTGTAGTTTCATTCTTAAAACCATTTGTTTCTATGTCAACTATCGCTGCCATCTTCATTCTCCTCTATACTTGATACATAAAATTCTTCATCTACATATGTAAAACTATCTGGTTTTTCATATCGTTCTGCTCTTTGTTGTGCTGTTTTTTCATTCTTAGCTTCTATATCTTTTCTATAATAATGAATCTTTTTAGCATACAAAGTATATTTAGGCATTAGTTTCTCCTTTATCTTTTACTTTAAGTATTTTTAATAATCTTTCTTTTTCATTTAATTCATCTTCTATTGATGTAGTAGTAGTATGTAATGTAAAATCCCATTGAGCATCATCTCCATAGATTGTTTCTTCATAAACTACTTCTGCTTCATCTTCTAAATATTTTTCATCTGGAACTTGTTCTGTACTACAAGCCAACTCTTGTAACTCTTCATCAGTTAATTTTTTATTAGCTCTAACAGTCCATACTCTTGTATCTGTTGTTGTTTCTTCTACTGTCCATTCATACTTGAATTTTGGCATGTGCATTCTCCTGTTTCATATCTTTTAAATATTGTTGTACATCTTTTGTATTTCTTATAATATGTAAAGGTGGTTCAGCTCCACACCAACTACATTCTTCTCCTTTACCTATAAACATATCAGTTTTTTCTACTGGACAAACATGATACCACATCCAATGTCCATCATGTTTAGTTAGTTTACCTTCTTCATTACTTTTAAATAAATTCTTTTGTGCTTTTACTATCATTCTTTTTTCTTTAAATGTTAATTTTCTTGGTTCATAAACTATTTTATTTTTTTTCATTATACAGTAAAATCATTAACGCTGTCAAGAACATTATCTTTTATTTCTGATAATCTACCTGTAGTTTTATTGTATAATAAACTACCAGCTGGTCCTGTATCACCTGTATATCTATTTTTAAGTATACGTAAATTAGTAGTGTTAGCAACTAAAGAATCATGTGATTGTTGATTACGTTCTAATGCAATAACACAGTCACTAAGATGTGCAATAGATGCTGAACCACGAAGATGTGATAGTGTAACTTCTTTACCATTTTCATGACCTATATCTCCAGCTGGTCTTCTTAGATGTGATACAAGTAATAAACCAATACCAGTTTGTTCTACTAGACTTCTTAGTTTAGTCATAAGCATATCAATAGAACGTCTTTCGTCATCACTATCTTGACCACTTACTAGTATAGATAAATGATCTAATATAATCCATTTACAGTCTAAAGCTTTAGCCATGTACTGTACACGATTTAGTATTTCATCATTCTGTAGTGAACCAAAATGATCAAAGGCATAGAACCTACCAGTACCAATAGTCTTTTCTTGCCACTGTAGTAATTGTTCCTTAGGATATTGATCACGTATTTCTTTGATATATAATCTAGCATCAGCTTCAACAGACATAATATTAAATGCAGTCTTCTTAATATTTTCTTCTAATGCTAGTACACCAATGTTTGTATTAGTAGTACGTAAGATATGATGCATTAGTTCTCTAGTAACAGATGATTTACCCATACCAGTACCAGCAGTAAAGGTAATGAGTTCACCAGAACGCATACCATAAGTCTTTTCATTAAGAGCTTCCCAAGGATACAAACAAGTATCACATTCTTTTTCATGATACAAAGCTTCTTGTAATGATTTTAAGTTTACAATACCTGCTGGAGTATAGACATCTGCTTCCCACCATTCACTCATAAACTTTTGTCGCTGACCTTTCATTAGATACTCATTAGCATCTTTAAGTTCCATACGCATTATCTTACATTTGTTAGGCTCAAATAACTGAGCAACTTTCGCAGCAGCAGCTTTACCATGTTCGTCATTATCAAAACATAGAATAATATTCTCAAACTTATTTAGGTATTCATAAGATGCTTTACAGTCACGTACTGCACCTGCTGCACCAGTTTTAAGAGAAACAACAGACCATTTAGATCCCATCATTTCATATGCAGACATAGCATCTATCTCACCTTCTGTAATAGTTATGTATTTACCTTTGGCAGCAAATAAGTTTTGACCAAAGAGTACAGCATTAGATAATGCACCTTCAGACCAGAACTGTTTTTCCTTAGTAGTTCTAACCTTAGATGCAATATGTGAATTATTAGCATCATAGTATTTATATATATGTTGTACTATTTCTCCTTCTACATTACGTTTAACTTCTACATTAAACTTATTAGCAGTAGTATTACTAATTCTTCTATCATCTAATCCTCCTTTTTCTCCTTTCGTAAAGTTAGTTTGTACGACACCTTGGATAGGTGCTGGTTTCGTAGTATTCATTTCATTCCTTTCTGGTGGTTCATAATGTTGACAAGAAAAACAATACCAATGTCCGTCATCATATAACGTATTAGCATCACTAGAACCACAACTAGGACACTCGGTTTGTTTAATAGCTTTTGACATAGATTCTCCTAATCTAAATTGTTTAATGCAGTTTTATAAAGATTTGTAGCAAAGTCTTTTTTATCTTGTACTATATCTTTCATTTCTTTCTTTGCTAACTTTCTTGATTCTTGTTTAGTATATCCTTCTTCTTGATATTCTTTAACAAGACCCCAATATATTTTATCACTCTCTTTATCCCATAATTGTTTAGGCATTGCTCCATACTCCTACAGTTATTGGTTGAAATAAATATGGATGTTTCTTATTAGATGTATAAGTATATTTAAAGTACATACCTTTAACATGTTTCTTACTATTTAAATCTACATATGTTATAGTATCTTTACGTTTATCTTCTTCTATAACTTTCATTTTACATCCAAGCATATTCCATAGTCCTTCATGGTATTTCATATGTTCTTTAGTTGTCATCTTTATTCTCCTTAATATGTGACGCATCAGGATTCTCTACCCATCCTGTATCAGTAGTAATAGATTTAGATGGATAAACCTTGCGTCTTAGTTCATGTAGTTCTTCTGTTAAGTTTTTAATTTTTACATAAGCATTACGTAATTGTTCTTGTAAATCTCTAACATTTTTACGTAGTAGCTCTTCTACTTTTTCATTCATTGCATCCTCATTATAGTTACTTTACTATTATAATAATCAAAACCTAAAGGTGCTATCTTATTTATAAAATCTTTAGCATGTTCTTTAGATTTAAACTTCATAACATTATTATCTTCTTCTACTAAAAATTCAGGCATAGCATCATCACATGAAGTATGTGCTATAACGAATGCATTATTATTTAAATTCATATTAACCTCCATAAAAACGATTTATTATAGCACATTATAAACTTCATTGCAATAAAGTTATGCTCTACCTCCAGTATAAGTAATATTCTTATCTGAAGAACGCTTAAATACAACACCTTTAGATAGCTGATGTCTCTTTAAAGATGGTGCTACTAAAGATTGATTATAAGTATGTACTCTTTGTATACCTGCAACTACTTTCTTTACAACATATCTAAATGTATCAGCAACTTTATAAATACTACCATCTAGTTTAATCCACTCTCTATACTGATCATTATCTTTTAGATGAGAACGAAAAGTATTAATAACTTTTCTTTCTAAACCAAAGACATCACCAGATAAATCCATAGATTCAATAAGCTCACAACCATTAGCAACATATGTACCAAAGTCTTTATAAACTCTTCTCATTGGAGAGTTGGATATACCCATCTTATACCAATTATCATCTATTCTTTTAGCAATATAAATAGATTTATTATGCTGTCTTAGAGATGGTTTAACTTTGTAATCTCTAACACTAATGATTCTTGGTGTTTGTAATTTAGCTTTTAGTCTTGTAATGTTCATTTTATTCTCCTTGTTATATTAAAAAAAAATTACATAAAATAAAAATAAAAAAATAAAAAATCATACTTTATGTAACTTCCATATATATGTATAACATTAAACTTATCAGTAATATGATTGGAAATATATGATTCAACCATAAGTTCTTAGGTTTCGTATTAGTATCAAAATACTTACCAGTACGTTTAGCTCTACGTAATCTCTCTTCGTCTTTGTTCATTTTTATGTTTCTCCTTTCTTGTATATTTTTTCTTATTGCGTACTAGTCTACTGCGAAATAGTGGAAGGCGTAATAGTTTTGCAATAGGGTTTATCTTTCTTAACATCCTTTTTCTCCTTTAAATATGGTTCTCTTAATTGTTCAATTATTTGTAACGCATTAGTAAGTTCTCCAATATTACCATTGATTGCTTCTGATATAGCAAAGTGTAACCATTCTATTTTTTCATACTTGTTCATTCTTCTTCTCCTTTCTTTCTCTATAAGGTATATCAGGTATAACGATTACTTCTGAATCTGTTTCTATCCACACTTTAGCACCACAAGATAAAGGTTTATCAGGACTATAAATAACTTTACTGGGTCCTAGTATGTCAACCTGATGTCCATAGTTATTACTTTTATAAGTCTTAACAGTAATTACTGGATCTCTTTTATTATTCTTATGATTAGATTTAATAACGTGTTGATTAATATGTATTTTAGTCTTCATGTTCTATATCTCCATGTCCTGCAACTACATCAATACGTTCTTCAGATAGTATATCATCTTGTCCTATGTATGTAGTTTCAGTAGTCATATGATTTAATGTAAACTTTTTAGATTGTCCTACAAATAAACATTCTTCTCGTACATATTCTTCTATCTCATCAATAGATAACTTATCAGTAGAAGTTATTATATATCTATCTACAATCTTTTTTGTCTTTATTATTTCGTATTTGTATTTCATTTTTTATCCTCCGTATTAGTATTACGTACTAGTACATACTCAACTTTATTAATCTTTAATAAATCAAAGAGACGAAATAGTACATCTCTTTTTCTAGGTTTAGTTTTAAAGTTAAGCGTAATAGTAACTTGCCATTTCATTCTTTTAATTCCTTTAGAATTTTTCTACCTTGTTTAGCTAAACGTAATAGTTCTTCCGTATCAGTATCTCGCATTAGTATATTATAATCTGGATGATCCATAGTATTTATAATATTGATTATTTCTTCCATAATATATAGAAGTTGCTGCTTAATGCTTGGCGTAACAGTAAGTTTATTTTTCATTCTTATTATCTCCTATATCTGATAAAGCACCTGCATCAAATTCAAAGGTAGGTTCCTCTATCCATGCATCTCCTTTAACTAGAACACCTGGTCCATTACCTTCCCAGTCTCTTTGTACATATACTTCCATTACTTCATCACTATCTGGATGTTCTAATGTAAGTACAGGATACATTGCAGGACCTACTCCTGGTATATTTTCTTGTTTTAGTTCTGCTTTTCTTATTTTCCAACCTTCAAAATTTTTATAATACTTTTCTTCAGTTAAGTCTGCTTTACTTTTAGTTTTAATATCTATTACATTATCGTCAGTCATTGTAGTTCCTTTCTATTTAATTACATATTCTGTTTGTGATATAGATTCCCATGTTTCACAGTCATCTCTTTGTTTCATATGTTCAATATGAATCTTCTCCCATCTTTTATTATCTATTGTATGTCCATATATTCTAAATATACGTAAATAGCTTTGATCATTAATAGGTATTTCAATCTTATCTACATCACCTCTATTTTCATACTTGCTAGTACAAGGTACTAAATTAATTTTTGCCATGTTATCCTCCTGTTAAGTTAATGAGCAGTTTTACAACATCTTTTTAATTGTCTTAACATATTTTTTAAACTTGGATAATCTATCTCACAAAAAGGCAACCAATTTCTTCCGTTATAAGTTACATAATCTTGTTGTTTTATTTGTTCTAGTTTTTTTTCTATACTGTTTAGTATAGTTTTCATTTTAGTTATTTGTTGTTGTTGTAGCTTCATTTGTTTCTCCTTGTTATGTGAGCAGTTTAACAACCTACTCAGGTTGGACACACTTCTGTCAAGCAGTCAGTCT